CGAAGGTCTCGGTATCACCACCGAGAAGCTGGACCAAATGATGGAGAAAGGCGAGCTCACGCGCTCGACCCTTCTGAACATGGCCGCTGCTGCTTCCGGTCGGGTCTCTGCACAGCTCGCCGCTGCCCTGGATTCGCCGGCAGCCAAGCTGGCTGCCTTCCAGAACCGCCTGCTGGTGTTCAAGGAGCAGATTGCAGGCTCGGGCTTCCTCGACGCCATGGCGGATGCTTTCGACCGGATGGCCCAGGCCTTGTCCACCCCGGAGGCGGCAGACGCGGCTCGGATGATCGGTGAAGGCCTGGCCAGCATTGTGACCTGGGCAACCGAGCTCGTATCCAGTGGCAACCTCGACACCATCGTCGCCTGGGTGAAGAACCTAGCTATCGCGTGGGCCGGGCTGCAGATGGCCTCGATCGTCACCATGCTTTACGGCTTCGTCACGGCGATTGGTGCTACGACGATTGCTGTTCTCGGGCTGGACGTGGCCATGGCGCCCGTGCTGGTCGGCCTTGCAGGACTCGCGGCCGCCGTCGCTGTCGTGGTCGGCGCCTTTGCTGGATGGAAGCTGGCCGAGTGGGCATATGACAACTTCCCGGCCTTCGCTGAAGGCGTGATGGGGGTCAAGAACGCCGCCCTGAATGCCTGGGATGGCATCCTGCAGATGTGGGAGATGACCGCAGTCAAGCTGCGCAATTCGTTCACCCGGTTGACCGCCAACCTCTCGAACCTCTGGTACGGCATGCTCAACGGCATGCTGAGCGCATTCCCTGCGCTGACTGAGACCCTGGGCCTGGGAGACTATGCCGCCGAGATCAACCGGCGAGCGGCTGAGGCTGCGTCTGCGCTGGAGAACAATGAGCGGAATGTCCAAGCCCAGCTCGACGAGATCCGCGGCAGGTACGCTGAGAAAGAACGTGACCGCAACAAGCAGCTGCAGGACGACATCGCAGCCTACCACCAAGCCCGGATCGGCACTGAGCAGAAGCAGGAAGAGAACCGCAGCCGCACCACGGTTCGAGGCGGCGCGCCGATGGCTGGTACCGCCACCACCGGTCTGCAGACCATCACGGCCAGCCCATACGTGCCGGACACCTCTGCCGCCGATGAAAAGGCTGCCGAGCGTGCCGCGAAGAAGCGTCTGCAGCTGGAGCAGAACGTCGCCAACCAGATGTTCGGCATTCGCTCGCAGCTGGAGCAGAAGTCCGCGCAGACGCTCGATGAGCAGCTGGCGGCGGTCCCTGCGAAGTACGCCAAGCTCTTCGGTCAGCTCACTGCCCTGGGCAAGGACAAGACCAGTCAGGAGTGGAAGGACGTCGAGGCTCTGATCGCGCAAGAACAGCGCATCATCCGGCAGAACCAGCTGAAGAAGGATGAGCGGGCCGCTGCCAAAGCTGAACGTGCCTCGGCCAAGGCGGAAGCTGACTCCCAGAAAGAAGCAATGGCCACGGTCAACGCCTTGCTGCAGACCCGCAAGAACCTGCAGGAGCAGCTTGCGCGTGCCGAGGCGGCTGGTGACACCACAACCGCCCAGGAGCTGAAAGAGAAGCTGGTCGGCATCACCGAGGAGACCAACAACGCCATCAACGGGATGCTGGCGTACTGGCAGGCTGTGGGTGGGCCCGAGGCCGATCTGGCTATCGCCAAGCTGGAGAAGATGAAGCTGACCCTGACCAAGACCAGGGACACGGCCATCCTGACCCAGGACGCGATGGGCAAGGCTTTCGGCAGCAACCTGAAGTCGGGCATCGACGGCTTCGTCGATAAGCTGGCCGAGACCGGGGATATGTTCGGCTCGCTGAAGGAGGCTTTCCGGGAGTTCGCCATCAACTTCCTGAAGGACATCGCGAAGATGATCCTGCAGCAGCTAGCGTTCAACGCCCTCAAGGCCATCGGTGGCGGCTTCTGGGGTGCAGCGGCGGGTGCTGTTGCCGGGTCGACGTCGGCATCGGTGAACCACTCGGGCGGCACAATCGGCGGTGTGCAGAACCGCACACGGTCGGTCAGTCCCGCCCTGTTCCAGAACGCCGCACGCTTCCACAACGGGTCCACCGGTGTGCCCGGCCTGAAGCCTGGCGAGGTTCCGGCTATCCTAGAGGCCGGTGAGACGGTTCGCACCCAGCAGCAGGAGAAGGCACTGGCGGACAATATGGCTGCCGGTGGTGGCGCTGAGCAGCCCGGACAGCTTAACATCATCAACACTATCGACATGGAAGAGGCCTACGCCGCCGCGGCTAACAGTCCGGCTATGGGCAAAACCGTGATCAACCAGATCCGCCTCAACCGAACTCAAATCAAATCACTGCTGGGGTAGATTGAATGGCCGCTTCGACGACCGAAATGCTGATGAATAGTGACGGTCTGGTCGTCAATGCGTACCACAACGCCGAAGGCCGGGGAAACTACTTCCCCGGTTCTGCCGGCACGTCCGAAGGCCAGTTTCTCTTCATCATCGGCAACCTTCACGCCTACCAGGTCACGGGCAACCCCATCGCACGGGAGATGGCAGAGAACGCGCTGAAGAGCCTGCTGCGGGTCGTGTACCGCAACACTCCCGTGCCGGAGAAGGTCACCCCGCTCAACATCTTCGCTCCGCACTGGCTGTTCAACGTCAAGTACCCGTTCGACTCGTCGGTGATCCACTACGACCGGCCAGCGCAGTTCGTTAACGGTGTCGGCTACCTGACAGTCGATGCCTCGCGTATCCGCTACGTGTACGGCGCCCGGACCATGGATTCGATCCTGCTCTGGGATAACCCGTACTCGCCGCTGACCCAGGGGACAGCCTACGCGGTCGCGAGCAGCGAGTTCGTAGCCGGCATGGGCATGAAGGTGACCCTGACGCAGCCTTTCAGCGGTCAGCTCTACGTTACTCATTCCACGCAGACCGGTCCGGCCATCCAGGTCAACGAGCCTTTCGAGGCCTGGCCAGACTGGCGCAAGCTGGAACCCGGCGAAATCGCCTGTGCGGCTGACGTGTTCGTGTGGGCGCACCGGGCCTTCACTCGGGCCTCCCAGGTGCTGTCCAACCCGATCTGGGCTGCAGCGGCTCGTGCCACCCGTGAGCAGGCAGTAATCGCCTTCGACATCAACGACAGCAGAGACTGGATCAAGCCGAGCTGGGCCAAAAGCCCGTTCGCCATTGGCTCGCGGTTCGCGCACAGCACGCGCGTCCCTGGACCCGGCTATTCGGTCAATGAGAACGGTGAAGTCGTCATCACGGTGCCCACCTACGGCGCTGGCGGTGCCGAGGTACAGTACGGCAACGCTTCTGTGCTCGATGTCTACGGCGCCAACGACGTCACCCATGTCGAGATCGGTTCCTCCCAACCTCTCGATGTCACGGTCTTCATTGACCCGGAGCAGAACTACGATCCGCAGAAGCGCTACCAGTGCCGCCTGCGTCTCAATGGCACCGGGGTGCAAAGCTTCCCCCTGAACCGAGGCAATTTCGTCACCGGCGGCGACTGGAGCGGCTATACCACGGCGATCGAGATCCCGGGGCGCACCTCCTATGCCATCGGTAACTACAAGGTTGCCGGTCAGCCCGAGAACAGCCTGAAGAACATCGGCACAGGTGCAGCCAAGAACATTCACGGCCACACCGTCATGGCCCGGATCTACTGGGTGCGCGGCGGCTACTACGGCCAGGTGTTCGATGTTGCCGTGGTCAACGGCGACACGATTGGCGGGGGCAGCGACTCTAGCAACGTGGCGGCCTGGATGGCGCAGTGGACGACGGTGCAACTGCTGCGTGCCGACGGTTCGGTCTTAATGGGCATGCCCCTGGCACAGATGCTCGCAGCAGACGTCAGCAACGGCAAGACCTACACCGTGCTCTTCGACAAGGCAGAGCCGTTCAATGCCCAGATCAACGAGTGGCTGGCCAACTATGCGCTGGTGAAGTTCGTGCGGTTCTCCAACGCCAACACTTCGCAGGTGATCCAAACCTACGGCTTCCCGATGCCGGTGAACTCACCGGTCTACACCTTCGGCGTTAGCACGAACGAGGTAACTGCGCACACGCTGACGATCCGGCGTGTCCGGCAGACGCCACCGCGCAACGTGATGTACTACCCCGGCGCGATCCCGTTCACGGCCAACTTCCAGGGCAACCCTGCGCAGCTGATCGACTGGCGCGGGCCGATCTACACGGGCTACCAGTCGCCGTCGATGTGGCTGACGATCGGCAACCCGGTGGCGGCCGAGACCAACATGCAACTGCTGTCCGATGCGCAGCAGGAATGGCGCTCTCAGACCGGTCAGGGCACCCTGGGCCCATTCGCTCCGGTGTTCATCTTCGACCGGCCGGACGCCGTGCAGTACGGTGCGCCCAATACGTTTACCTGGGATGGCCCGGACCCGAACACGCGCTGGGGCGGCTACCAGTATCGCCCTCTGGCCGAACTCACCGATGCCGCCCTGCAGCTGCCCGCGGGGGCGCTGCGCGACAAGGCGATCGGGATTGCCCAGAACTTCATCAAGTGGCTGGCACAGGACTGGGCCTGGCTGCCGAGCTGGGCGCCGTGGGTCGATGCGTTCTCGCACATGATCGAGCACGTTGCCGCTGTCCAGATCCCGAACTACTCGTTGGCTCACGTCGATGAGTGGACGCTGATCGTCAACAAAACTGCCGCGGGCGAGATCACGAAGGCAGACGCCGAACGTCCGGTTCTCAGCGCGAAGAACAGGTATTCTTCACCGCGCTACACCGACCCCCTGGACTTCCCTAAACGTCCGCCGCTTGGGCCGCCCACCGACTATCCGAAGGGCGCGGCCGAGATCAACTACCCCGAGCCCCACATGGCCGCGCTGGTGCTCCGCTCGGTGATCGAGCTGGACAAGGTTCTCCGCCCGCAAGGCAACCAGACGGGGCCGATGCAGATCGAGCACCGGGCGGTGATTTCCAAGTGCATGGGTCTGTTCGATGCCATGTGGATCGAAGACGGGATCATGGGCGGCACGTTCAGCTCTAACCCCGCGGCGCATGAGTGGTACGGTTTCTGGCACGGCGAGATCCTGGACACCCTGGCGCAGCTGTATGACTGGGCGAGCTCCACCAACGTAGCGCGGCCGTCCATCGCCGAACAAGCTAAATACTGGATCGACGGCATGCTGCGCTGGAGCAAGGCCGCGGTCATGCCCAGCGAGGTCGGTTACCAAGTCGTTCCGTGGAGCTACACCCCGAACTGGATTGCAGGGATGGAAGAGACTTTCGAGTTCTCGACACAGATTTTCACCTCTTTCAGCGGCAAGGAGCAGCGCCTGTCTCGCCGGGTAGCCCCTCGTCGTCGTCTTTCGATGCGCCACAGCCTGGTCGGTAACGAAGCCCGCGGCATGGAGGCCCTGCTTCGTGCTCGCCAGAACCTACCGTTGACGGTGCCGCAGTGGCATCTGGCTATACAGCTTGCTGCCGATGCACCCGGGGGGCAGAGCTTTGTGATCCTAGATAGCACGGACACTTCGGCTTTCCAGTGGAACCGGCCGGTGATGATCTCGCACAGCGGCGGTTTGGTCACCATGATGGAGGTTCTCTCCACACACGGTAACCGTCTTGACTTCACGACGAGCCTAACGGCGCCCATGCGTATCGGGGACAAGGTGATGCCGGCCGCGCATAGCCTGATCGACCAGAGCATGTCGGCCACCCGCCACACGGGGACCGTTCTGGACAGCTTGGCCAGCTTCATTGTCCTCCCTCAGTACGATCCATATGAGCTCCCGCGTCTGGCGCCGAACCCGGACAATACGTTCCTGGTCACGAGCAACGGGGCGCCTGATCTGCGTGAGGTGATCCGGTTCGAGCCGAACTGGGTGAAGGAGCCGGTCACCACCAACGACTGGGACTTCAACACGTCCGAGCGTTTCATCGCGGGGCCTGTCGTGCCGGTTAACGGCAGGGACCAAGGTACCCGCACCGTGCAGGCGCTTTGGACGTTGAAATCGAAGGTCGAGATTAACGAGTTCAAGGCCCTGGTCCGGCGCCTGCAGGGCCGACGCTACGCGGCTTGGCTGCCTTCGTGGACCGACGACCTGGAGCTGACACGAGCGGTCATTGAAGGCGATCGCATCCACATTCGTTACAGCCCGCTGATCGACCTCGGTACCTTGCTGGACCCGGCCGTGGGTATTCACCTGCGACTGCGCTCAGGCCTCGGCTTGCAGGCACGCGCTGTGAGCGTCGCCGAGGTGGCCGTTAACGAGTACGAGGTGGTGGTCGATCGACCGTTCCCACGTATCCAGGCCGCGCAGGTTGGGATGGCCAGTCTGATGTACCGGGTCCGGCAGGTCTCCGACTCCATCACCTTGAAATATTTGACAGACAGCGTGGCCGAGGTCTCGGCGGCGTTTGTCTCGGTCTACGACGAAGCCGAGTAAAGCGAATGTCCTATAACGCAATCGAACGCAGTATCGACTTGGGCGTACCGGTCACCTTGTTCGAGTTCATCTACGGCCCGACGTCTGGGGACGCCTACCGGTACGCCACGACCATCGACACGATCTCCGTGGCAGGCAGGTCCTGGAACCCGCACAACCTGACCCACTCGGACATCGTCTCGACGGGCAAGCTCGACCGAGCTGAGGTGGTGGTGACTGCACGGCCTGACATCGAGGTCGCCGGGCTTTTCCTTTCGGCACCGCCCAGCCAACCGGTTGCACTCAACATCTGGCGTGGTCATGCGCTGCCCGACATGGACGGCTGGGACGAGTTCATCCGCGTTTGGGTAGGCCGCGTGCTAGTTGCCCAGTGGAGCGGGCCCACCGTTGAGTTCAAGTGCGAGCCGGTGGCCACCTCTGCCAAGCGGGTAGGCCTGCGCCGGCACTACCAGTATGGCTGCCCACACGTTCTCTACGGCCGGGCTTGCGGCGTGTCGGAGCTGGCCAACACCACTCGCGTCAAGGTCCGCTACGCGGGCACTCAGGTCGACATTTTGGTTGATCCTGTGCCAGGCGGTGGCCCGGCTATCAACCCTGCCCAGCTCGCCGGTGGTATATTCACCCTGACGTTGCCTG